AAAAACAAACCTGGCTGTCTGATGATCTGAAGGTTGACAGCAGTGATGATTTGAATATCGGGGCGCTTGACCATGTAGTAGTTTACCATGAGCGTTTTGTCAGTGGTATCTTTCTCAATTTTAGCGTTGCGGGTGGGTTTCTTTCTGGAACGTATCACTTCTTCATAAGAATCCATGATGTTTGGGGTGCAGATGGTTCCGTAAGAAAGACGGTTAAATAACTCCAGGCCTCTAGCAGGGTAATTGAGCGTTTCATCTAAGGTTGGGGCCTTTTCTGGGAGTGCGGCAACTTCTGGTGCCTAAGTGGAGCGGCCTGAATATATCATAGTGGCGTCGTTGTTTGAAAGGATTCTGCAAGGGACAATCTCGTTAGGGAGATCCCGTTTTCGAGGCCACCATGATATGAGTCTGGGCTCTTTTCGGATGACGAAGATCCTAGCTTGTTCGACGGAATTACGTGGCCAGAGACCATACTCGGTGAGCTTGTAGTCAACGTTGACTTTACCGAGGGCTCCCCAGTCATTCCTTCGATCATTGCGCTCTCTCTGCTCCAGTTCATGGTATTCATGATTTCCGAGTAGAGCGTCCAGGTCGCTAGTGTTGGGTGCACAGTAGTCGCGGTATGAACATCGAATTTTTGGGCCTACAAGGTAGTGGGTGATTCTCCATCTCTCTTCCTCCTTGAACTTATACTCGCGAATTCTGGTGGCCTATTAGAAGTAGGCGAAGATCTGCATCTAGGTTTCATGTGTGAATTGTGCTAATTGTTCCTACCTAGACATAGCAGAAAGAAACTATTCAGTAGTCTCTGGGGTCCAGCAAGGGGCTAAAGTTGTCCTGATCATATCTGCGCTCTTGGTACCCTTGAGGTGTTCTAATTGCCGGCATATCCACGTCGATTGAACGCTGGCTGAAGTGTTGAAGCCAGTAGGGGCATACCTGTACAGTTTGAAATCTCTAGGGTGTCCTGAGGCATAAGCGAGTGAGTACCATCCAAAGTTCAGCGTCATGACCGGGTTCGTGAGAGTCACTAGAGGGTGTTGGTACCACTCCCCAGATCGTCTGGGCCTAAACCGAATCATGCTGTCG